GCACGCAAGGGGGTGAGCGATGAGTGATAGAGCAGAAATAGATGCGCTGCGTGGGTCTGCGCTGGATTGGGCGCACGTATTCGAACTGCCACACAGAGATAGTCTGCCTGGTGGCTTTTTATTTGGCGGGGGCAAACCAGCGCAGGCGCTGTTTGTGGATTGGTTCAACCCGTTTCATGTGCCCCCAGAAATACAAACATGGGACGAATGGGAATCTTGTCTGCGCGAGTTCATGGCGCAGAAGCGGTATGTCAAACCCGGATTCGACTACTGCCTCATAACTGGAACAGGGCGTGGATTCGTGTTCAGAGCACAACGCAAGGGGGGTGAGCGATGAGTAGCCTACCGATCATGCACACGCCACAGTCGATCCGAGAGCGTATGCATAACGTCTCTTGCCTGCACTGCTGTCGCAAGGTGAACGGCTGTTTTCGCCCATATGCGTGCCATTTGCGTATGCAGCGCAAGGGGGTGAGTGATGGCTGATAGCGCCGTGATCGAGACGTTCGAGCAAGCCGTAGCGTGGCTGCGACAGGAAGGCATGTATCACCACGATCTTGTCGTCAAAAACGGATGTACCCAGATTCTCGCAGTCCTCGAACGCGAGCACGAGGAGGCGGAGCGGCTTAGGGAAGCACTTGTGTCGATCACAGGGCTTTACAGCGACGGCGCGGGGGCGAAATCATTGAAAAACATCGCATCTGACGCACTCAGCGCAGCACGCAAGGGGGTGAGCGATGAGTGACAAGAGAACCAGACGCAGCTGGGTTGACGTACTCGATGAATCGGTGAAGGCCAGGACAGTGCTGGTCATCATCTTGGCACTGCTTGGAGCGGGAATTCCATTCCTCCTCGAGCACCTACTGCGATAGATTCGATAACTGGATCGCTTGCAGGGGGATGGTTACCGGCGAGTGGTGGCGTCGGGGAGGGTCAAGGGTGCCCCTGCAGGATCGGTCCTTCCTTACCCTTGGCTCAACCACCACATCTTAACCTATCAGTCTGGAGGACTTCCCGTGAAGCATGCCCCGCTGTCTCCGTCGCAGGCGCACCGCTGGTTCAAGTGCCCTGCTTCCATCACCATGACCAAGGACATCGTTGAGGAGGAATCGGAGTACGCCAAGCTTGGCACTGATGCTCACTTGGTTGCAGCTGCTCGACTCCAGTACGAGATCTTCAGGAAGAAGATGCCGAAGAAGCTGCCTGTCCTTCCAGACGAGCACGCTGAAGCGGTCAAGGTTTACCTGGACTTTGCTGAGAAGTGCTTGAAGCGCCTGCAGAGTCACGACCCCACTGTCCTGATTGAGGAGCGGCTGGAAACGCCTGCAGTCATGAAGGAGATCTGGGGAACTGCCGACCTGGTTATCTTCACACCAAGCACCCTGGTGGTGATTGACCTGAAGACAGGCGTGGTGCCGGTTGAGGTGGTGGATAACCTCCAGCTGTCGATCTACGCTGCGCTAGCTCGAGCGCGCTACGGAATCCAGCCCGATACGATCGAGCTGCACCTGGTGCAACCTCGAGCGTACCACCCAGATGGACCAATCCGCAAGACCTTGCTGACAGGTGACGAGCTGGATGCTGTGTGGCAGGAGGTTCTCGTCATGGGACGCCTGGCGCTGTCCGATCACGGAGCGAAGATGTTCGCCTCTGGAAAGCACTGCCAGTTCTGCCCTGTCGGAGGGAGCTGCCGCACCAGGGCGCAGCAGTCGCTGATCGAGGACTTCACCGAGGCTGATCGCCAGGTTGAAGCCAACCTGATGTCTGACCGCGAGATGGGAGAGATGCTGAATCGAATCCACCTGGTGGAGGAGATCATGGATCCCATCAAGAAGGAGGCCGAGAAGCGAGCCCTGTCAGGCAGGAAGATCTTCGACCACAAGCTGATCATGCGCGGCGGCAAGCGGTACTACGACAACCCTGAGGGGCTGATCAAGAAGCTTCGGAGGGCGAACATTGACGAGGACATCTGGCTGGAGAAGTCGCTGGTATCGTTCACCAAGCTGGAGAAGCTGCCCCAAGTGGCGAAATACATCCGGAAACATGTGAAGACGCCACCTGGCAAGCTGACCCTGGTGCCGGTCTCCGATCCTCATCCCGAGGCAGACCCGCAGTCCCGTGCCAAGCGAGACTTCGAGAACATCCCCCTTCCTGAGGCCCCACAGGTGGCCCCGAAGCGCTCGAGGAAGAAGAAGTGATTCTTATCTTGGCTGGAACCTATCGGGAGTACCTGGAGTTTCTCAGAGTCCACGGGGTGGGTGAGAGCTTTGCCCTCTATGTCCACCACCACAAGCAGGTGCATGGGTACGGCCCCAACACCGTGATGATCTGCTGTGGCACCTGGTGGCTTCGCCCCAGCGTGTTTCTGAAGCAGGTGGAGCTGAGGGCTAAGTCGCAAGGCATGTGGATCCTTGCCGAAACTGTTTACCCCAGAGCAGTTGCTTAGGAAAACTGAGTCTAAGCAACCTAGCAAAAATTGTTTACGGACAGAGGGCCACAGACCAGGATGCAAATCGTGCCTAGTGCACTTGATCACCAACCAAGAGGAACATGAACATGGCCAAGAATCAGCACTCCAAAGCGGCTCTCGACGCGATGTCGTCCAAGGAACTCGTCGAGATCTACAACGTCTATGCCCCCCGCCCCCTCAAGGGCTGGGACAAGGCGAAGAGCATCCTGGTCGAGCGGATCATCCAGCTCCAGATGCAATCCCCGGAAGATCCGGTTGCCCCGGCTCCGGAAGCTCCGAAGCGGACCCGCAAGGAGAAGGCTCCGAAAGAGCCGAGCGGTCCGTCCAAGTGGGAGCAGATGCTGGAAGCCCTGGACAAGCGTGGTCCGCTCACGGTTCAGGAACTGGCGGAAGCGATCGACTCGTCGGTCGGCTCTGTCGGGTGTTACCTGAACTACTTCCGGACTGGCAAGCGGGGCATCCCGGTAGCAGCGATCAGCAAGCAGAAGGTCGAGGATCGCGGGTACGTCTACAAGCTGGACGAGAAGCTCTCGACTGTGATGGCTCGCGTAGCCGACTGAACCTTCGGGGGAAGGTTTGAGGGGGGATGCACCTGGTGGTCGTCCCCCCTCTTTTTTTTCTTCTACTTCGGCAATCTTTTCTTGTTCGCAGGCATAAACAAATTGCGATAGGTTGCTCTGCGTCTACTTCAGACATCACTTGGAGGTTCTTGATGGCGAAGCCCATCCGCATGTTCGAATTCAAGGCTGGCAAAAAGCCCGCTGGAAAGTTCGCCGCACGCAGCTACTGCGAGACCTACGAGGTCGCCAAGAAGCTGGGTGGGTGGATTCCCGGTGAGAAGCTCGCTGCCGAAGCCGAGCGCCACTACGAGAAGCTGGAGATCAACCCGGTCTGCGTTCGGGCGAACGCGATCTCGGGGCTGGTCAAGTCCGGCGCTCTCGTCCGACGGGAGGTGAAAGCGGAAAAGCAATCCGCTCGCAAGAAAGCCGCCTAACCAGCGGCTTTCCCTTTTCTGAGACCTGAAACCTGAAACCTGAAACCTGAGACATGAGAACGGAGAATTGAGCTATGTCGAATCCCTCTGAAAAGATCATCACTGGGCCTTTCCTCGCCAGCTACGCGTGGGTCATCCGCCCCCGCAAGGCAATGAACTCGGACGAGATGAAGTACCAGCTGACGATGATCTTCAGCAAGAAGAACAAGGCAACCATCGAAGCGATCGAGGCCGCCATCCAGCGGGTGATCAAGGCGAAGTGGGGAACCAAGCCCCCGAAAGGCCTGAAGATCCCGCTTCGCGACGGGGACAAGGAGCGCGACGAGCCGTACTTCCAGAAGAGCATGTTCATGAACGCCACTGCTTCTCTGGAGTACAAGCCCGGTGTGGTCGACGCGGACATGACCCCGATCATCTCCACCGACCAGTTCTACTCTGGCTGCATCGCCAGGGCGACCGTCTCGCTTTTCGCCTTCGAGCAAGACCTCAGCAAGGGGGTTGGTTGTGGTCTCCACAACATTCAGAAGCTCGCAGACGGAGAGCGCCTCGATGGCAACTCCTCCCCTGAGCAGGACTTCGAAGCCTTCGAGGGTGAAGTCGATCTGGATCAGCTGCGGTAACTAGTCCTGACTGGGTCGACTAGATCGAACTAGATCGACTAGAAGGGAAGGGGCTGCCTGTGGTACCCTTCCCTTCTGTTTCCTTCTCTTGGCTACCTGTTTCTGGAGGACCCTGCCTGTGAGATCCTCTCGGCTTCACGTCGACATCGAAACCTTCTCGGAAGCTGATCTGGAATCTGTCGGGGCGTATGTCTACGCCAATCACCCCAGCACTGAGCTGCTGTGCGCCTGCTGGGCGATCGACGACGGACCGATCAAGACCATCCGCTATGGAGAGAGCATTGCTCCCTTGGTGCGAGACCTGAAGAAGGTCAGGGTGGTGGCGGCTCACAACGCCAGCTTCGAGCGGATTCTGCTGACTACCCTGTTCACCCAGATCGCGAAGCTGGAGCTGACGTGGGTCTGCACGGCCGCGAAAGCCGCCATGCACGCCCTTCCACGAAAGCTGGAGAAAGCAGCAGAGGAGCTGGCAACTGTCGAGCAGAAGGACATGGAGGGGCACAGGGTGATGCTCAAGCTGAGCAGTCCAAAGAAGCCCACGAAGAAGGACCCGCTCACGAGATACCTGCCAGCCACCCACCCTGCGGAATTCGATCGGCTGTACTCCTACTGCGGCCAGGACGTCAAGACAGAGCGAGCGATCGACGACGAGCTGCCGGACCTGCCCCAGCTCGAGCGAGAGATCTACTGGCTCGATCAGATCATCAATGACAGGGGAATCCGGTGCGACAGGGACCTGGTCAACCTGGTGCTGCAGGCGTGGGACCAGCACCTCAAGGTCATCAACGTCAAGTGTCAGAAGCTCTGCGGTCTCAACGCCACTCAGGTAGGGGAGCTGACGAAGTACCTGGGGCTGACTGAGCTGACCAAGGCCTCGATCGAGGAGGCCCTCAGCCGCGAGGACTTGCCAAAGAAGCACCGCCGGATTCTTGAGCTGCGACAGGAAGCCAACAAGACGTCTGTTCGCAAGTTCGCTGCCATGAAGGCAGCCATGGGGTCTGCTGACCACCGACTCCGCGGGATGTTCCTCTACTTCGCGTCTATCACTGGGCGCTGGGGTGGCCGGATCGTGCAGCTCCACAACCTCCCGCGCAACACCGCCAAGGACTTCGACGAGGTAGTAGAGAAGATCGAGAGCGGGGAGATCAGCGGCGACCTGGCGCAGCAGCTGATCCGCCCGTCTCTGATCGCTGCCAAGAATCGTGAGCTGCTGGTTGGTGACTTCTCAGGGATTGAGTATCGAATCACCATGTGGCTAGTCAACTGCCTGAGAGCGCTGGAGGTCATCCGCTCTGGGAAGGATCTCTACGTCGTGACCGCCATGGCAATCTACAAGGTCTCATACGAGAAGGTCGACGATGACAAGCGATTCACTGGCAAGCAAGCCGTCCTGGGGCTGGGATTCGGAATGGGGATAGATCGCTTCATCGGGCAGTGCGCCTCGTACGGGGTCGAGATGGAGTATGAGCTAGCCAGCAGGACGGTGAAGGTGTACCGTGAGACCTACAAGGAAGTGGTCGATGGCTGGTATGAGCTGGAGCGTGCAGCGATCAACGCCATGCAGGGGAAGATGGATGGCAGGTACCACACCGCGTTCAACGGGAGAATCCGGTACTTCCGCCGCGGCAAGTTCCTGTACTGCCGCCTGCCCTCTGGCAGATTCATCGCATATCCCTTCCCCAAGCTGATCGACGACGAGACTCCCTGGGGCTCACCGATCAAGAAGCTGACCTACATCGGAATGGACAACATCACTCGCCAGCGGGGGAGAATCAGCACCTACGGCGGAAAGCTGTTCGAGAACGTGGTGCAGGGCATTGCCCGCGATTTGCTTGCGCTCGCGATGCTTCGATCCGAGAAGAAGGGAATCCCAGTAGTCGCCCACGTGCATGACGAGATAGTTGCAGAAATTTTTCACAAACAATTTACTGTGGGGGAGTTCGAGGACACAATGACAGAGGTCCCCGACTGGGCTGATGGCTTACCGGTAGGGGTCAAGGCCTTTTCCACACAGAGGTACACAAAGAGATGATGTCAATCCTGGATGCAATCAAGAAGATCAAGCTGCCTCCACAGGTAGAGGTGCTCGAGGGGTACACCCGAACTTGGATGATGCTCAACACCTACCTCCCGAAGCTGTCTGAGGAGCAGGTCCTTCAGCTCATGAAGGTGGAGCAGGTCAGAGACACTGGACCAAGGAAGCACATCCTGGTTCGGCTCCACCAGCGCTACAGTGCTCTTCGGTCCCAACGGGAAAAGAGCGAGCTGGGCATTGCCAAGGAGAGACCCAAGAAAAAGGCTTGAGGCTTCCATCGAGGACAGCTTCGTAGGCTGGTGTGATTCAGAGGGGTTCGCGACTGCCAAGCTCTTCATCAAGGACTGGCCTGATCGGCTGGTCATGCTGCCGAGCGGGGTGACTACTCTGGTCGAGCTGAAGAAGATCGACGGCAAGTTGAGCCCAGGCCAGAAGCTCTTGCACGCTCAGCTGCGGAAGCTGGGTCACGATGTCCTCGTCCCCAAGTCGCTTGAAGAAGCAAAGTCTGGGATTCTGAGGAGACTCACTAACCATGAGAAAGCCTGCCCCATTCGAGGACGAGCTAGAAGTAGCGTATGAGATCTACACCAGGCTGAAGCCATTCGAACCGCAGGTGCGGGACAGGCTGATGCGCCTGGTGAATGACAAGCTCAATCGCGACCGCGCGGAAGAGCGCTTGAAGTTCCAATCCAAGAGATCGTCTCGTGGCTAAGGCTAAGAAGCCTCCGATGGACCCTGCGCAGAAGGCAGGCCTGAAGTTCATGCTAGCCAACCCTTTCTCAGGGCTGTTTCACAAACCCGGCCTCGGAAAAACCAGGACCACCCTGGAACTGTTTGAGAAGATCCCCGAGGAACTTCCTGCCCTGGTCCTGGCGCCAAAGGCCTGCGTGGAATTCGTCTGGCCAACTGAAGTCCAGCGATGGACACCGCATCGAAAGGTCATCCAGGTGATCGGCTCTCCCGAGGAGAGGGAGCACCGGCTGTACGGCGAGAAGGCAGACTACTACGTCGTTGGCTATGACAATCTCGACTGGTTGGTCGAGGTCATGATCAAGCACCGGAAGCTGCCTGCCAGGTCGCTGATCTTCGATGAAGCGTCGAAGATGAAGACCCACAATTCGGTGAGGTTCAAGCAGGCGCAGCGGATCGTCCACAACTTCAAGCGGCGCCACCTGCTCACAGGAACACCTGCGCCGAATGGCTACCTGCAGCTGTGGAGTCTGACCTGGTTGCTCGATCGCGGCAAAGCCTTCGGGGATAACTGGTACGCCTTCCGCGCCAGGTACTTTCACCCGATCGACTACAAGGCTTTCCGGTGGGTGCCGTTCGACCGGAAGGTGATCGAGGAGAAGATCTCCCACCTGTTCCACGTCCGAGAGACCTACGACCTTCCTGACCTGGTGGAGCTGATCATCGAGTGCAAGCTTGGCACACCAGACCTGTACCATGAGATGCGCAAGAAGGGGGTGCTCACCAAGCAGGAGCTGCGAACCAAGAACGCTGCCATCAAGCAGTCCAAGCTCAGGCAGCTTTCCAATGGGTTCTACTACGACGCAGCTGGCGTAGGCCACCGGGTTCACACGCAGAAGTTCGACAGGCTGGCCGCGCTTATGGAGGAGCTGGAGGACTCCCCGGTCATGATCCTGTACGAATTCAAGGAAGACCTGGCGGTGCTCAGGAAGTATTTCCCGAAAGCAGTGGTGTTCTCAGAAGACAAGAGCCTAAAGGTGGTGAGCGACTGGAACAGCGGCAAGATCAAGATCCTCCTGCTGCAGCCCCAGTCCGCAGGCCACGGGCTGAACCTTCAAGGAGCAAGCAACACCATGGTGTGGGTCGGCCCCCCGTTCGACCTGGAGATCTACCAGCAGACAGTGGGCAGGCTGCATCGTCGCGGGCAGAAAGCAGACCAGGTGTTCGTCTATTTCATTTGTTCCGTCGGCTCGATCGACACCTATGTCTTCGAGGTTCTTCGAGACAAGGATTCTACTCAGGATTCCTTGATGAAAGCGCTCAGACGTCACGAGGAAGAGCGCTGAGGGTTTTCTTACAAAAACTGTGTGCTACTATCCGCTCACTAACTTAAGGAGCATTTCGGATGATCATTCTCGAGGGACCTGACTGCGGCGGCAAGTCCACCCTGGCAGAGCTGTGGCCACTTCCAGAATCTAACAAGATTCACTTCAGCCACCAGGAAGACAAGCTGACGGCGTACAAGAAGTTCCTCAGCGAGCACCGCGGCAGGGACATGCTCCTCGATCGCTTCCACATCTCCGAGCAGGTGTACGGCCCGATTCTGAGGAACAGCAACGAGCTGCTCTACACCGGGCGGTTCCTCGAGCGAGAACTGCTGGCTGATGCTTCTTGCGTGGTGCTTTGCCTGCCTCCCTGGCCAATTGTCAGGTACCAGTGGCAGAAGCGAATCGACTCAGAGATGGTGAAGGACGTCGAGGTTATGAGAGCCATCTACGAGGCGTATCACGAGATCGAGACTGACCTGAAGGTGTTCCTGTTCGATTACACCAAGGATCCTCTGCCGCGCCTGGTAGACAAGGTCAACCGGTTCATGCACTGCGACAACAAGATGCCCCACGGCTTTTTTGGGAGTCCCTTCGCCACTGTTCTCCTGGTAGGCGACGAGGTCAGCTCCCAGGAGCAGCACGGAGTTCCTTTCACCCGAGACCGGGTGGGCTGCTCTACCTGGCTGGCTAAGCAGCTTCACGATGCAGGCATTTCCGAGGGACACCTTGCTTGGGTGAACTCCACTCCGGATCTGACGAAGAAGCAGGTCGATTTCATCCAGGACCGGTTCCCCAACAAGATCGCCCTGGGCGTCACGGCAGAGTACAAGCTCCGCCAGCTAGGCTTCTCCATGTTCGAGACCGTCCAGCACCCACAGTACTGGAAGCGCTTCCTCTCGAAGGAACCGTACCCCTTGATCGCTAAACTGAAGAGGATGATCGGATGATGACGCCAGAGAGATTGGTCGAGCTGATGAACCTGGCTGCTGCGGTGGTGGCTGGCGTGAGAGTGAATCTCCACACCAGCTTCGACGCGCAGAAGGAATACCCGCACCTGGCGAAGATCTGGGAAACTAATCACCTGCTGTTCAATGGCGAGCTAACTGCTTCTGGCCGCATGTACGTGGACATGGAGCCCACTCTGAGCTACGAGCTTTCCACTCTCGCCAAGCAGGCGCACAGCGACAAGATTCTCTCGTCACCAGAAGAGTACCAGCGACTTCGCCAGGGGCTTAGCTTGATTGCTAAGAACATGGCTTACTACATCTACAAGGGCTTGTACATCGACGACAGAGTACCTGGCGTGGTGATCGACGTCGGTGGTGGAAGCGGCGAGTGGATGAAGCAGTTCTGCCGGTATCACCCGCGCTTTTCTGGCGTGCTGATCGACAGTCGCCCAACGACGCCGACCACGCGCATCTACGATGTCTTCGCCAACAACCAGTGGGTTTTCGACTTCCCGAACCCTGGCGTTATCCTGCTGAACGAGGTGCTGCACCTGCGAGGCAAGATCGACAGGGTCAGGCTGTTCAAGGAGTGCTACCAGAACCTCAGCCCAGGTGGGTGGCTGCTCATTGGAGAGCGAAAACCAACGCCAGAGTTTGCTTGGCGCATGGCTGCGGCCACCAGCCAGGGGGAAGCCCTGTATGTAGAGCAGCTGATTGATGAGATCGAGGCAGAGCCTACTGACTTCGTCATTCAGTCAGGCTGGTCGCATTATTTCCTGATGTATCTCAAACCAACGATGGAGAAGGCCCGATGATCAAGTCCCATGATTTTGATTACCTGTATCACAGCCACCTCGAGCACTTGCTGTATGCTCCTGGCATGGAGCAGTTCAACTACAGCTTCGAGCTGGAGAGAATCGACCCCACCAAGCTGCCAGTGGTCAAGTCGAAGGCCCGCAAGTTCAACCTCGAGTATGCCAAGGCTTTCGCTGACTTCACTGTCGGTGGCGGCCCTGTCCCTGAGGCAGTGCTGAAGCACCGACCCGACGCCAAGGATTTCATCGAGGAGGTCGAGGGCAGGAATCCGGCGTACGGCCCCAGGATCACAAAGCAGTTCTGGGGCGTGGTGAACGAGCTGCAGGCGATTCCAGAATCTCGCCGAGCAACGATCATGATCCTGGATGAGGAGGATCAGAAGATCAGGCAGTGGAAGCGAGCAAGGCCAGCATCGAAGGTGGAGTACCCCTGCACCATGGCGCTGACTTTCTTCATCCGCCAGAGGCGGTTGAACCTTCACGCCTCCATGCGGTCGTCCAACGCCTGCACCACCATCTGCTATGACGTCTTCAACTTCGCTGTCCTGCTGTGCGAGATGTCAGACCAGCTTGGGGAGATGCCTGGCTCCTTGTTCTGGAACGCGGTGAACTCTCACATCGTTCCGAGAGAGGTGCAGCTGGCGCACAGCATCATGGCTGAGTATCGAGAGCGCCGGGCAAGCAAGTCTGCAGGGAGCATCACCCTGTGAGAACCCTGATTCGCGACATCGAGGAGTTCAATCGGAAGTTCGGCTTGCCGGTGAACAGCCGAGAGCTGTTTGCGCACGCCTCCTGGCTCGACTATCGGATGAAGTTCCTGCTCGAAGAGCTGGCTGAAACGATGCAGGCCGTGGAGGACAAGGACCTTCACGAGGTGCTCGATGGCCTGGTCGACATCATGTACGTCGCCGTCGGAACAGCGGTGAGCCTGGGTCTGCCGATCGAGGAGGCGTGGAACCGAGTCCACAAGGCCAATCTTGAGAAGGTTCGCGTGGAGGCCCCTGAGCAGTCCAAGCGGAAAAGCTCCTTCGACTTGGTCAAACCTCCAGGCTGGAAGCGGCCTGTGTTCGACGATCTCCTGGGGGAACCATGAGGCCCGACCGCCACAGCTACTTCTTGGACATCGCTCACGTGGTGTCGAAGCGATCCACCTGCGTTCGAAGAGCGGTGGGCTGCGTGCTGGTGGATGTCAACGGGAACATCTCCGCGACTGGCTACAACGGGGTGCCCCGAGGTCAGGCTCACTGCAACGAGGGAAACCCCTGCCCAGGATCTGAGGCGCCAGCTGGATCAGGTCTGGACGAGTGCTACGCCATTCACGCCGAGCAGAATGCTCTGCTCCAGTGCCGGGATGTCAACAGTCTCCTTGCCATCTATTGCACCGCCAGCCCCTGCATCCACTGCATGAAGATGCTGCTGAACACTTCAGCCAGGCTGGTGGTGTACCGAGAACCCTATGCCCACCAGGGGGCTCTGGAGCTGTGGGTGAGAAGCGGGAGACAGTCTCTGCTCATCCCGCAGGGGATGTCTGTGACCACACTGAGAGGAGGAGTAAGCGCATGACCTGCATTGTAGGCGTTTGTGATGGAAACACGGTTCACTTTGGAGCAGACAGCGCCGGTGTCGATGGCTGGCATGCACTAATGATTCGCAGCGATTCAAAAGTGTTCATCATCGGCGAGTTCATTTTCGGGTTCACGACATCTTTCCGAATGGGGCAGCTGCTGCGCTACCACTTCACCCCGCCCGAAATTCCTGAGAACGCCAACAATTTGATGGCTTACATGGTAACAGAGTTCTCGCGCCAGGTCAGAGCAGTATTCAATGCCGGCGGATTCGCCACAGTAAAGGACTCGGTTGAAACTGGTGGGGAGTTCCTGGTAGGTATTCGAGGCCGGCTTTTTCGGATATGCCAAGACTATCAAGTGGCAGAATCTGTTGAGGGGTTCGATGCGATCGGAAGCGGCGGGCACTTCGCGCTCGGTGCGTTGCACGCTACTGCAGGCAAACCCGCCCCTGCTCGCATCGAAGCTGCGCTAGAAGCAGCGCAGGCATTATGCTCGACCGTGCGCGGGCCGTTTCTTCATCTGTCGAAAGCTTATGAGGTCCCCTCTGCCCACCCGCTGAAGTGAGGGGGAGGTTACCCCCCACCCTCCCTCGCGAAATCCCGCAGGGGACCACCGAGGGAGCGGGTGGGTGGCGTCAAGAGGCGATGTCAGCGCAGGTGGGAACCACAGGCTCTCTTCCGGTCTCTTGCTGGTACTGCGCCTTCAGCTCGTTCAGCCTCTTGGCGTACTCCAGCCGAAGCTCGCTCCCGCGAGGGGCAGAGCACATGGCTATCGCAATGCGGAAGATTTCAGCATCAAGCCACTTCTGGCTGAGCGCTGTCACCTTGGACTCGACATTGGTCGCGATGCGGGTGTTGTTGTTGATCTTGCCGTCCTGGTCAATCACCTGCTTCTGGATCCTGTCCAGCTCCCCTTTCAGCGCGTAGCGTCCCTCTGGCGCTAGCCCAGGAATCACGTCGTAGCCGAACCCACCCACGAGAATTCCTAACACCATGATTGCTACCGACACGATCATCCCTCCGAATTTCGAGTCGAGAACAGCCTTGACAAAGTCAACCGAAACCACTTAGCCTCCTCGCATCAACCCACTGGGGTAAGTTCGATCCAGGATCCACGCCAGTTCGTAGCTGCATCCGCGTGCGACGAGACTTGAGCCCACTGAAAATCCAGCGTGCCATCAAGCGTAGCATGACCAAGGATGTACGCATTGATCTGGACGTAGAAGTTCTTGTTCGCGCTGAACGCATAGGTATACGCGGCAGTGAGATCGTTCACGGAGGTGATCGTCTCGATGTTCCCGTTGCTGATGTCGCCTTCAACCACCCAGCCACCATCATCCTGCGGCGTCTGTGAGTATTGGAACGCCCACTGGATGTCACCGTTGGCCGATGCCGTGCTCAGCCGCAGGAATGCTTTCAGCACATACGCCGTGTTCGCCTTGATCGTGAACCCCGACAGATCGGAGTCGTCGGTCAGCGTGTTGCCAGTGTTTGCGCTCGAGCGCGACTCGGTGGCGGTCTTGACCTTGCACTGAGGAGCGCCAATCGTCGCGAGCGCGCTACCAACGTCGGCTGGAGACATAGCGACGTTGGTAGCTGTGAGGCCAGACGACTCGCTCGTCGAGGCCATTCTAACTTGGCCCTGGAAAGTGCTCGACGCATAGGGAGTGAGCGAGCCGGTGGCTGGCAAGAAACCTCGGATGTACTCGTACCAGTTTGCGGTGGTGATGAAGGGTGTGTCGGTCACATCGAACATCATCAGCGCGTCGACCCAGTAGATGGGTGTGCCAAGGGCGAGACCCGGATTGGTCGTGTGAATGATCGGGCTGAACCACGTGGCGTTGTTGCTCGTCAGATCGATCTCAAACGCCAGCTGCTCCCAGGTATCATCCGCGCTTGGAATGCCCGTGGCGCTGTAGTTGTTGGTCCCGTCGAACTCCTGCAGGTTCATCTTGATCGAGGCTACATACTGATTCACGCGGAACCAGCCGACAAACAGCCAGCGGCGATTGGCGCGCAAGAACATAGTTGGGTCAGCAGAAGCTTTCTCAAGCGCCACGCCCCACGTGCTGCCGTTGCCGGTAACGCCTGTCACCTTGAGCGACTGCTGACCGATCACGAAGTAGGTCGTGTCGTACGCAACCGAGCCGAGCGCTGCAGTGTAGAAGTTGATCGGCAGCGTCTCGAAATCGCTGTAGCCCGCAGGCATGACGTTGATCAATGGAACGCGCAACACTGGCAGCGCTGAGGTGTCGGGCACCACCACCACACCAGCGGCTGTCACGGTGGTGTAGTCTGCCACGCCAGGGTCAGACCACGCAGAGGAGTTGTCTTCCTTGAGCACCAGCTCGAGAGGAGCGTCCCCGCCGCCCAGCTTCCAGCCGATGCAGCGGAATACCTTGTTGGTCCAGCCGAACTTGGACAAGGTAAGCTGGACCCCTGATCCGACAGCCACCTTCAACCCGGTCCACCTAACCGGCAAGGTGATGACTGTTTGCTGGTTACCCTGCAGCAGGATCTTGTACGCGATCCGCTGCGCCATGTACTCGCTCGTGGTCATGGGCAGCGAAAGTGAGCGGACGATGGTTTCCCCGTTGTCCCTGGCCACCAGCGAGGCAGAGGTTACCTGGCGGAATTCCATCTCACGGTGGCGGTTGCTTGGATCCTCGCCGTACAGCCCCCGGACGGTGTTGAATCTCTCTGTCCTCGAAAGACTGGTGGACATCACCGCTGTGCCCACCAGGTCATCGTCAGTCAGCGTGATGGTAGGAGTCTCGTAAGCGCCTGCGGTGATTCTCCACTTGCCATTGACCTTCGACAGCCTTCCCATGCACGACGACAGAATGGTCTGGATGTTGTTCCCGTGAGTCTCACCTAGGGAGAGCGCCCCGTTGCAGGTGTAGCGCTTCTCGTAGTTGGTTGGTGAGGCTGCCGGCGGAATTGGGACTAACACGTCGCACACGTCGGCCTGGTCAGCGATCCAGCTCCAGTCGAAGCGAGCGGCGTCGATATTCATGAACGACCGCATGTAGTCAGCCGCGCACAGAACCGAGTTGTCGCTCCAAGCGATGTAGCTGGGGTTGGTGGGATTCGCACCAGGGGAGGTGTCCAAGCGAGGGTCGTAGACCTTCTTTCCCTTGACCTTGATCCTGATGGACTGCGGTGGGCCCCCTGCCCACAGCTTCTCGCTCTTGGTGGTAAGCTTGAACCGGAACACCACGTAAGCCAGGCCGCGCAGCCGGTGAGAGCTGGGGGAGGTTGTCTCCCAGTCTCCAGGGTAGTGCTCAATCAGCTCAGCTGCAGCCGCCTGCGTGGAGGTTCCAAGGTACTTCCAGACCTTCACTGCCTCCTTGTCGGTTCTGCTATCAGGATCATAATCGCCAGCTACTACTGCGTTGCTCGACCAATCCAGATCACCTCCCGCGTCGAGCAAGGTGTCGTCCAGGTAAATGTCAGTTATGTCCTCGACCTCGTGACCAGCGACCACGACGAGCATGTGCAGCTCGTGGCCTTGGTCGGTTCCAGGATGGTTGGTGTTGATGTAGCCAATCAGCCCACCCACAAAGCAGTGGCCGTAGACGAGGACTTGCGGCTGGGTGGTGTCTCGGGCGATTACCTCCAGTGGCGCCCGCTTCTGGTTGTCTTTCAGCTGTCCCTGCTCGTACTTGGAAACTCCGTAGGAAATGGCCGCTGCGACAATCGCGTTCGCGATCGCCGTAGCAACTGCCTGGGTGACGAAGGCCGGGGTGTAGGCCCAGATGATGTAGGCTATAGTCTGTGGCACGGCCAAGCCCCTTCGATTTTCTGCGCTCTGAAGCGAACCACCCCATCCGTTGTGTGGACTCCGATCACGTAGGAGCCCTGCCAGATTCCTGCGACCAGGCCTGCAGGAACCCTTGCAACCACCACCGCGCCGGGGGACAGCTCACCAGGTTCACCGAGAATTCCAGTGATCAAGCTGACCAGGTCTCCGCTGTCGTCAAGTATTGACATCGCCTCGAATTCGCTGGAGTACTGGAACTGCGAGCCGTAATCCTTGCCGGTTAGGTTTTTCACGTACTCCCGAACGAACTGGCAGCAATCCAAGGCACCCCACTCCGTCTTCTCGTCGAGGTGATCTGACCAGGTTTTTCTGACTGCCTCGTGCCACTCCATCACTTCACCACCGTGAGTGGGTACTTCCGATTCTGGAATGGTGTCTGCCTGCCCACCGTCCCGCCCTTGGCGTAGTTCAGGGTTGCGTTGTTCAAGCCCCACAGAACCTTCGCGTCGACCAGCTGCGAGAGATACTGTAGTCCCAAGTCGCCAGAGTAATCACGCTGGAGCTGGGAGTCGGTGTAGTGCTTCATTGAGGCGCGGTCGAAGTCCGCCATTTCCGACTCCAGGAGCACCTCGATGGCGCTCTGCTCCACGCTGTACATCACCCTGAGAGAATCCATCTTCCCGTAGAAAATCTCGTGGATGGTGGACACGAGGAGCCCCGTGACGGTGTCTCTCATGCCGATCAGGATTCGCCCGGGTCGCTCGTAGTAGTTCTCCGCCACTGCCTCGTTGAGGATGGTGCTGTCGATGCCTGAGAGCCGAAGCTTCACCGCGAAGGGGCTGATCTCCTCACTCTCCTCGATGGGGTCAATCGACCCAAGACCTGCCGCGCCTGTCCAAGTAAGGTTCGGAGAGGTGTCAGTGGTGACGATGTCGCCGAGATCGGTGTGCAGTCTCACCGCACCATCGTCGAACAGCAGCTCGACGAACATCACTGGAATGACGTACGGGTCAGACGTAGCGCTGGAGAGCGCTGCTGGAAGATCTCTGCTCATGCTAGCACGTCCTGAGTGAGGTCGAGCGACAGAGTGCCGATTCCCTTGTGGTCCATGCTTTGCCCGCTGTCGCCAGTCCAGATGAACAGCCCTGCAGGCGTCGTGTAGTTGATTGACTGACCGTCAGAGTAGTTCTTGTGAAGCTCGGGGAAGATGGTGCACGACGACACTGTCGAGGTCTGCGGTGAAACGCTGGTGTCGGGAGTCGACAGGATGGTGACCACCATGCACAGCTGGTTGCCGATCTGAAGAAAGTCACCAGGTTGAAGGATGCCTGTCGTGGTCGTGGGCAGACCCTTGATGCTGAGCTGAGTGGCACCTGCGGAGTGAGCGCCATTGAGCAGCGGGGTTCCACCACCAGCGCCAACTCGAGAGTAGCCTAGCTTCGACATCGGAACCGACAGCCGGTGCCTCATGCCGTGGAGCTGATTCACTTGCGCCATCAGAGTCATGTAGTCGGCTCTCGAACGGAGAAACTCCATGGAGAGCCTGAACCGGTTGCCCACTCGACCTTGCGTCTGCAGCCCACCAGCGATTGAGGTGAACGCCTCGTCGTTGATCAGCTTCGAGAGGTTGTAGCTGATTGGTGCGTAGGCAAGGGTGTAGGTCGTCATGTCAGTCTTCCTCGGCGGATCAGATCTGCCACCTCAGCCTTGGTCTGATCCTTGTTCTGCTTCAGGAGTCGCATCACCTCGGAGGGTGACATCGTCCCGTTGAACGTGTTGTTCTGAGTGATCATCACCCCGCCACTGCCTGATCCACCTGGTACGATTCGACCTGCTATCGAGGGGGTGAAAATTTCAGGTCCGCGCTCACCCACGAGATACGACAGGCCTGGATTCACTGGGCCACCTTGCGCTCGCTCGCCACCGAACGCAGCCCCGATGCCTGCGAGAACGGAATTCCCGGATCCGACCAGCCCGCCGCCAATTGCCTTGAAGATGCCGGAAGCTGCTGCCTCTGCAGCCATCCGTCGCAGGGTCTGAAGGAAGTTGGTGAGCATGCCTTGAAGCCCATCTTCAAAGGGGTTGAACAAGAACTCAGCAAAGGAGTCCTGCATGTTGCGAGCTGCTTGCTTCACTACCTCAGAGGCCTCAATCGTTTTCTCGTTCAGCTTGTTCATCGCCTCCGCCGTCTGCTCACCAAGGCGCTTGAGCAGCTCCTCCTGAATGGCGGAGTTGGCCTCGGTGTTGTCCAGGATCATCTGCAGCCTTCGCTGATACGAGATGATGATCTTCTCTTCCTCAGTTCCTAGCTGATCCACGAGCTGCTCGAGGGACTCCTGGCGGGCAGCTCTTGCAGCCTCCTCGCTTCCCTCCACTGCCTGGCGATACGCGTAGACCATCCCGACTCTTTCTTCGAACGCCTTCTGCTCGTCCTTCTGAGTCTTGGTCTGCGCAGGAGGCGGGGCTTTTCCAGCAGCAGACTGAACCCCGTTGAGGAAGTCCAGCAGGTCCTGTCCCTTCTGCTTGGCCTTGTCGTCACCGAACATCTTGTCGATGGCGGCAGTAGTCTTCTCAGCGATGTCGTTGAAGTCCTCTTGAAACTGGCGCCAGATGTCCACCGCCAAGCTTGGTGAGGTCGCAGCTGCTGCCAGCGCAGCAATAGCTTTTCCGAGAATCTGCACGGAAGCCGACGCGCCGATCGCTGCTGAGGCGATGGCCTTGATGACATAGCCCACGGTGGTGCCAATCACGCTGGTCTCCTTCCCTGTCGTCGCGAAGGAGAGGAAGGCGCTCGTCACCTCGTTCAGAGCAGGCAGCATGTCCCTGGCGATGTCAGCAGCCACGCCCTGGAAAACGGCCTGAATCAAGGTCAGGCGATCGTTGAATTCTTCTGCAGCCGCAGCTCCTTCCTTGGTCCACACCAGGCCGAGCTTGCGGGAAACATCGATCATGCTGTCGAGGCCAGCTCTTCCCTTGTTCAGCATTGGGATGAGAAGCGAGCCAGACCTGCCAAACAGCTCCTGGGCTCTTGCCACTTTCCTGGCGCCATCCTCCATGCCAGCAAAGCGGTCAGCTACGTCGCGGAGCACGTCGTCGACTGATCGCAGGGTTCCATCGCTGTTCTTGTACTCAACCTGCAGGTCTTCAAATGCGCGGATCTGCGACGACATTCCTTCGTTCGCATCCGACATCGCTCGACCAAGCCTGCGAAGGCCAGTCTCCACGTCGCGCATGGTGACACCAGCAAGCTTGGCGCCCAGCTCGAGACCGGTGATCGTTTCCGTCGCCACGCCTACCTGCTGCGAGAACTTGTTGGCCCGGTCTGCCGCGTCCAGCGCTTCCTTCACGAAGTTGGACATCTCTCTCACGACCAGGGCACCACCCAGCGCCGCGAACGCCGTGCGGACCTGGTTGACCATGCGAGTGGCGCCCTTGCCGAAGAACTCCAGCTTCTTGTTGGCCTGCTCCATTCCTTTCTGGAATTGAGCGGTCTCAGCCTGAAGCTTGACTACCAGCTCTGAGAGGTTAGTTGCCATCGCGGACCTTGGCCTCCATGAACATGATCATCAGGTCGTCAGCCTTTCGCTGCTCCTCGACCTGATCTCGGAACATGAACTGCGAGAATTCTATCGGCGGCGAATTTGGCGCCCGGTGAGCGTTCGCAAGCAAGTGCGCAATCATGGCTGCGTGGTAGTTGTCGCGAAAAGCGCCAAACGGTTCCATGCCCCAGTACTCCGCCCACTCAAGCAACTCCGATGCCGGCAAGCCCTGCTCAAGCTCTCTGACAGACCGACCAAGCTGCGCAGCTAGGAGGAAGAGGAACCTTCTGCCTGGCCGGTCTCGGAGTTTTTTGAGCTGGGTTCCAGGGCGTCACCAGTGTCATTCAGACCGGAGAGCTGGAAAATCTCCGCTGCGATCAGCGTTGCCTGCTGCATCGTCATCATGTTCTTCAGCTCTTCGACTGTCTTATCCTGGAACGCCCCGTACTTGCACACGATGAACAGACTAGCGTTCGGGTCGTCCTTAGCTTCGATGATCGCAAGCTGGGCGGCGGCCGGAAGCTCTCGGATAGTCAGCTCACCGATGCCCTCGAGCGTGACAGTTTTCGTTTTCAGAAAACTGATCATGCGCGAGTCACAGACCCAGTGATCTTGAACGTGAACCGGATCGTGTTGCGCTCGGTCGGCGACGGCTGAACCCCGTACGACATGCAGACCGCGTCGAACGACCACGTCTTATTCGGCGAGCTGCCGGTGTACGTGAGCCGAGCTTTCCGCGTTGCTCCGCTGTCGACTGCCGTCATCGCGGCCGTCTGCATGGTGGCACCAGGGATGAAGTTCGCCTCGACCGTGATTTCGTCGCCTTCTGCCAAGCCTGCGATGAACTCTTTCGTGCCAGCAGGCGAGTCGAAGTTGGTCACATCGACCAGCTGGTTGGATTTCCCAACCGGCGAAACCGAGTAGACTTCCTCGATCGCAGTCAGCACCTGCGGGCTTGCCGCCGTGCCGAGCAGAAACTGCCAGCGAGAGATGTTTGCGAGAGTCGTCATTCCAATCTCCTCTAGGAGTAAGCTACAAAGAACTGCATGGACACCCGAAACAGCTCGGGATCATTCTCGTACTGATCAATCTTCCTCTCTCTCCGGATCTGGTCAACGGTGTTGGTGCCGAACGTGCCGGTGAATCCCACCAGCTCGCCCGACACCGCTTCCGCTACCTGGATCGCTTCGAGGTAGGACTTCGACCAGACGTCTACGGAAATCAAAGCTTCCTTCAGGCTGGAAACGCTGCCATCAAGCAGAGGCTGCTGCTCATCGCTGTCCATGGTGTAGCTGATAGCAGGAAACCCCTGGTGCTGAAGAGGTAACCACTGCGGATACACTGAGCTGCAGAGCGCAGCGATGGTTGCGTTGCCGGTCAGGAAAGTGTAGAACGACTGCTGAATCACTTTCCCTCCTTAGCGATTTTCTCGATCTGCTTCCGCAAGGTGTCAGCCAGTCGCTGCTGCATGGCATCGATCTGGGATTCGAAAGCCGGTTCCAGCCAGGGCTTCTTGGGATATGTAGACTTCCCGAACTCTGTCCACCTGCTATAAAACCCGTCGAGCGTGGGGCCGATCAGAACGACCACGGTGTTGCCGCTTCTCGACACCATTGCCTTCCTTCGAAGGCTGCTCTTCAAGAACCCAGGAGCACGGTAGCGCCCCTTCCAGCCTCTGACAGGGTACGGATCAACCATCCGCCTGGTGCCGTTGTCAGACCTGGTCTCTGAATACTGGAAAGAACCCACTGGAGCAGCGGCTTGAACAGCTCGAAGGGCTGGCAGCGCAGCGGACATGGCAGAAGATCGAAGGATCTTTCCCCCGACAGCGCGACCCAGCTTCGAGAGCTTGGCGGAAAGCTCCGCTACTCCCTTCAGCTGGTCAGTTATCTGCGCGCCAGTGTCGATCATTGCGTCTGCAGTTCCTCGATGCACATCAGGAGCCACTCCTTGCCGCGCTCCTCGACATTGATCACAGACCGGATGGAGAAGTACCGATCGCCATACTTCACCCGATCTCTCGGGCCCAAGGTGACGTCCTTCTTCGCTCGCATTCCGATCTCGTGAGTGATGTTCGCCTTCTCCCCGGAAGCAGTGAAGTACCGTTGTCCTCTGATCGGCTCAATCGACGCCCAGGCTGGTGCGATGTCTTCCCAGCTGTTGGTAACCTGTCCAACACCATCTTGGGTTGTCACCTGCCTCTGCAGCACGATCGACTTGGTCAGCTTCCAGGCTTTCATAGTGCCTCAAACAGGTGGGCTATTGGCTCTCCCGCCTCGATTTCCTCGTGATGCCACTGGGTCCACGCCAGCCAGTGAGCCCAGCTCTCTCGGCTATCAGCATCGACCCCGTATGCCATGGCGCCCTCGTCGTGAACCTCGGTCGGTCGACCCTCGATCAGACATTGAACGCCAAATGACGAGTTGAGGACATAGAAGGCCGAGTCTTCCATGGTCCGCTTCTCGGGCAACCCTGTGGGATTGTGCCCCGCCGGGTGTGGCCTGAAGTGGGTAGGGGCGAGTTTATTCCCGAGAACGTAGGCATACCAGTCCTCAATGGTTCTCCAGTGGGGGCTGTATGGTTCCGTCTGGCCACACAGGACCACGCTGGAGAAGTTTAGCTGTTGAGGCCACAGTTCGATCCCCATCGCCTGCCAGCGGGCGTCGTCGGACCACGGGGGGACCCTGTGGTCACCTCGTCGGCCGTGCCCATTCCACACGAGAGAAACCCACTGGTTGGTGTCCCCGACCGAGCACCTGTCGACCAGGAGGTACTCCCCCGTGGCCTCGATGCCGCGCCACAGCGATGTGCCGAGCAGGATCGGGAACCCCTCATCTAACCGAGCTGGGTGGGAGGTCAGAAGCGATGAGATGCCGAGAGACTTAAGCCCCATAGACATCTTGGCAGCAAATGGCAAGTGCCAGCCAATATCGGAAGAGCAGTGGATTACCGCCAGTGGTCTTGAACCCATGAGTCTTTCACCTGATGTGGTTTTGGCTCGCCGTGGAACACGCAGATCGCACCACGGTCCTTTCCCTCGAGAACGTGGTACTTGTACGAGGTGATCAGATCAGCTGGAAGCAGACCGATCCTGTGAGGCCAGAGGAGGTGGGACAGCACGTTCTGATCGCCATGCATGGTGGTCAGCATGCTCTCGTCTAAGCCACTTAGATCTACGGTGTCATAGAAGATCATCACCGAGCTGTTGCAGCAGCCGTCGCCACCCAGGTAGCGCTTGAACTGCTCGTCAAGTCCCTTCTTGGGGTTCACGATCGAGTAGCTGAAATCGTCCCGCATCCACAGCCGGCCAGGATCGAGAAAAGCAGCTCTGACCACGGCGTCGATGTTGCGGGTGATGACCACGTCCAGGTCGAGGTACATGGTCCAGCCCCTGAATGACTTCTGCACCAGGTCAAGCTTTGCCCACCAGCCCTCTCGCTCGGGCAAGTCCTGCTCAGTGAGACAGATGAACTTGTGCGGAATGGTGAGATTGCGGTCAACCATGTTCCGAAGCCGGCTCACGTACAGCTCGCCCTGCTTCAGGTAGTTACGGTGATTGAGGCAGACGACGTTCAGCATGATCAGCGTCTGTTGAAGTGAATGGCAGCGGTGGGCATGTCAAACTCGTAGGAAGCGACCCTCCGCAGGCGGGCGAACCACATTCTCCGCGGGGCTTCCCCGTGCAGGTACAGCCGCTCGACGATGAATCCATTCTTCTCTGCCAGCTCGACGTAGAACTCCCTCGAGGGATACCACTCGCCATGCCAGGTCCAGTCACCGAACATGGGCGTGGTGCTCACCAGCACTGAGCCAGTGTGGCAGGCATTCACCATGTTCTCCCACACTTCCTTCTGCCCGTTCACGTGCTCAGAAGTCCCGATGTTGGAAACCATGTCGAAGGTGCCCAGATCAAGAGGCTTCCGCAGGTCTAGCTTCAGCGCTCCGTCCTCGCCATTCCAGTCGACTGAGATGTGAGAGTATCCCAGTGAGGTGAAGAACTTCTTGTACGTGTGCGTCCCGTTCTTCTTGTTGCCAAGCTCCAGCATGGTCGTACCAATCAGAGGCTGGTACAGGTCCCACTCGCCAGAGCGATTGTGGAAAGGTCCTAGATCTCCCAAAAGGCTAGCTTGCATCCTAGTGCTCCACCATCATCGATCGCTTCCTTATATGGTCCAAGGTACTTTCGAAGGTCAAGCCGAGCGAATTCCCGGTGATCCCTCTCCTCGTTCGCGTCGAACTGCGTGGCAATCAGATACCACGCACTTCGGCGAAACAAGTCCAGTGCCATTCCGATGCGGGTGTCATCGAGATGGTTCAAGGTGTGCCTGCACAGAATCGCGCAGGCCTGCGGCATTGCCTGGGTCGTGATGTCGAGCTTGGTTACTGACGGATCTCGGGGAATCAGGTCGAAAGCGTTGTACTGGATCTCCTTCTTCCACTGAATCTTCCTTATCCACACCAGGTCGCCAGCACCTGCGTCGTTCAAGCTGGTGATGTCGTGGCGCTTCACGAGGTGAGGGAGCCACTCCCTTACCTTGGAAGTGTTCTCGAGAGTGGAGCCGATGCCACAGACTGTGAAAGGCTTGCCACCTCTCCAGCCGTTCTTCATCCGCTCCATCATCTCTTCCTCAGAGAGCATCGATTGGGACGTATCCAAGGACCGGCTCCAGAGCACTCCCGGGAGTGCAGTTGATCAGCTCGACTAGACCTTGCTGCTGCACCAGATCGTACAGCTTCACGAGGTGATGGTGCACCCCGTCCTTTACCGCCACGCTCGGCCAGTGCTGCAGCTCCTTGGGGTACTCTCCTGTCGGGAGCAGCAGGGTCGAGTGGCGTGGCGTGGATCCTGGGTAGCGGGCCCTGCCGTTATAGTCTGTCGAGTAGTGCAAGTCGTAACCTAAAAGCACAATCCGACTAGCACCCTTCTTGTGGGCCATGCTGACCAGGGAGAATCCACTGCCGTGGCCGTGGTGGATGACGTTCGACTCCTCGCACAGGCCTAAGCCATCCCGCTCTGCGATCCAGTTCAAGCGATAGGTATTGGCCGCTTCTGCATTGGTAGTCCACTTCTCGAATGGCAGCTTGCTGACTTCTGCCCAATAGGTTTCCCACCAGTTCAGGTTGCAGGCGTACAGCAGTTCCAGGTCAGGAGCTACCCGGTAGACGTTGTTGCAACCGAAGAGCCTGAAGCCCTTATTCCTAGCTGACTGGATCTGTTCCAGTGAGAGCGAGGGCCCGGTCGCTATGCAAGCGATGGTGCTCAAGCGCCTCCTCGAATGTCATGACTGGCCAGCAAGTAAGCAGCGAGCCAGGAGTGGCATTAATGATCTGGATGTGAGGGGACAGCAACTGAGCCGCCCGATTGAAGTGCTTTAGGAAAGCCTCGTAGTTGCTGCGATTCTCAAGCGGTGCAGGGTGATCTCCGAAGAAGTGCACCTTTCCACCTACGGGCTGCATGTCGAATCCAACCAGGATGATCTGAGTGCAGCCAAGCAGGATAGCCATGTTGACTGCCTGAAATCCGGAATTGTCCCCGTAGTGAATCAGCGAGGGATTGGTGCTGAAACCGATCCGAGCATCGCCCGACACCAGGTGCAGCCCGTACTCCTCCGCCAGCTTCAGCTTGTTGTTGTCCCCCTCGTCGTGAGTAGACCAGCGCTCCCCCTTGAACTGCGGGACTCCCTTGTGGTACTTCCACCAGGTATCATTGCAGCCGTAAAGGACATCAGCATCAGGGAGCAGCTTGTAGGAATCCTGGACCGCCAGCACTGGCCAGTCACTAGTCTTGACCAGATCAACTACCTTTGACAGGGAGGGACCAGGAGCCGCTACGATGCACTTAGCCCACCTGAAGGACAGGGTTTCTAAGTGCGGGGTCATGCAAGCGCTGGGTCTCGGTGCCGCATCAGCAGACTTCTCACCGCCTCCGAGAAGGGGTCCTGGTCTGCTCGGTCGTACATGTTCTCCGCTACGAGAAGGATCGCGGCCTCGATGTCGGCAGGCAGCGTGAGCGGACTTCCAGTCTTGAGCCCATCTTCGTTAACCGCCTTGCAGTAGCTCACCACCGCAGCGATCGCGGCCCCACCGATCCGCTCGACTCTCACGTCGTCGGTGCTGTCGTCGACCCGGAGGTGATCCTTAAAGGTAGCGAGCGGTATCAGCACTGCCATTTCCCTCTATTTGGTCCTAGTTCGCTCTAGTTGGTCCTAGTTGGCTCTAGTCTGACCTATTCGACTCTGCTTGGTTCTAGTTGGATCTAGTTGACTCTATTTGACACCTAAAACTCTATTTGGGCCGAAATGGCAGGAAGCAGACCCAGTGGCTACCATTTCCTGCCATCAGGTCCCATTTGCGTCAGGTCTCTGCCATTTCGTCCTGCTGCACCTGCAGGGCCAGCCTTGCCCCGCTCGCCGTCCTTACCGTCTCGACCCTTCTTCACACTCAACCGCCACTGATCAGTGGAACCTGGAAGCACGCTGCTGCTTGCGTCCATGTCCTGCTGAGCAATCCAGAACGAGCCACCGTAGGTGACCCCGTCTCCCTTCTGGTAGGATCTGGATGCCTTGAACACCCCGCAGTCGAGCACTGAGGGAACCGAAAACTCGGCTTCCTTGGTGAAGCCACTCGACATGGTGACGATCATGCTGAAATTGCGGTCAGTCAGCTGCTTGAATTCGATTGACTGGAGGCCATCCACCAGGCACTCCCAGCCATCAAGGCCGCTGGTTTTCCGGATCGACCGCCACAGCCCACCGTTGTGAGAGGCGAACGTCCCTCGAGGGTAGCTCTTCTCTGGGTCGATCGCCGACAGGACGTCAATAGACAGAGCGTCCTTCCCGTCTAACCCATCCCTGCCATCGCGACCATCCCGGCCTGTTTCTCCCTTCTCGCCAGGAGGACCCTGCTCTCCTTGCTTGCCGGTAGCACCTGCAACGCCTGCAACACCTGCAACACCAGGTTCGCCTTTCTCGCCGCGGTCCCCTTTCTCGCCGCGGTCCCCTTTCTCGCCAGGAATACCTTGCTGGCCAGGTGGGCCCTGCTCACCAGGAATACCTTGCTGGCCGGGTTCTCCCTTTTCACCAGGTTCGCCAGCAGCACCAGCAGGACCGACAGGACCTTCAGGTCCAGGGACACCCTGCTCACCAGGTGCTCCCTTCTCACCAGGAATACCTTGCTGGCCAGGTGGACCGCAAGGAACTTCAGCAAATCTCTGGTCCAGCCGGAGTTCCAGCTGCGAGATCGCGCTTCCTACGTATCCCTTGACAGCTTCGATGACCTGGTCAGCGAGCAGCTTAAGCGTTTGCGACTTCATCCATCAACCCTCGAATGATGTAATCCGCCAGGAGCTTCGCTTCCTCGTCGGCTGCGTCCTCTGCGTTGACGTCCCCTTCTCCATCCGCTCCATCCGCTCCGTCAGCTGCTGGAGCGGGGAGAGCAGGAGGTTCAGGCTTCGCGAAAGGATCGTCGCTGTCACGCTTAGCGAGCGCTGCAAGTGAGTAGTTCTGCTGCTGCATGTATGGGGTTTCCCCACCAGCGACAGGCCGCAGGTCTTCTTTCTTGCGAGCTTCGTTCGGAGCGAGCCAGCCGCCACCGATCGCGTCGGTGTGGGCTTTGTACCTGGCTGCCGTGTCCATTCGAAGGAGATTTTCCAGATCGAACTCGACGCCGTATCCTGCCTGCACCAGGCCAAGCCCCTCGTCAATCAGCAGCTCAGCTGCCTCGATGGGTGCTTGAAGAGCCTGCGAGTAGTATTGCTGGTTCAGCGCTTCAATGTTGTTGTAGGAAGGAAGAGCACCGACCCCGATCATGTAGGGAGGAACGTGGAAGGTGGAGCACACCACCTCAGCCGACATCTTCAGCTGCTCTACCAGCTGCGCATCTTCTGGTGTAATCGTCATGGCCTGGTACGCGAGGCCGTCACCGAGGACTGCCGTCTTTCCGACGTTGTCACCGGAGAAGTTCGTCTCCCAGTCGGCTTTCAGCCTGGCAGCTGTTTCGTCGGAGATGGCGCCAGGGGCAGTGAGGATGCCGCTAGGGCGGCTCATGTTCGTGAACAGGTTCGTCGAGTTATTCTGAATCTTCAAGCCCTGCGTAGCAGCCACCCCGCAGGCGTACACAGGGGAAACCCCCACTAGCGGGTGGAAGATGCAGATTCCAGTGTCGTGGATGATCTCTCTCGCGGGGATCACCACGTCGCCGACTTCCACCAGGCCTGACAGGGTGTCAGTTCTCACCTGGTAGAAAACCTCGCCCGACTCAGAGATGAGCGGGGTAACCCGCATCGGGTCGAGGACGTACATCGCCTCGACGTTCCCGCGGTTGTTGCGCTGCTTCAGGATGTAGGCATTCCCGTGCACCAGCTTGCTGGTGATCCAGTACTCAATGAATTTGATGCGGGTCTGAAAGTGGTTAGGCTTTCTGAGCACTGGAGAAAAGGCAGGGGAGTCTGTTTCTTCCCAGATACCGTCAGACGTCTTCTGCACCAGCTTCAAGCGCATCTTCGAGATGTCTTGAGCGATGAGCGAGATGCAGGAGTACACCGCGAAGTACGCAAGAATCTCATCTCTGGACACCGTGACGTTGGTTTGCCACGCGCCAGCGAAAGACTCACGGACAAATCCCCAGAAGGTGTTCCTGGGGTAGACTGGAGCGAGCGACTTCTGCTCTGCTCTTGCTCGGGTTATCTCAAACCCCAGCAGTTTCATCGCGCTCGAAGATCCCGGCGGTTGTACCGGCCGCGAGCAGCCTGCTTGTCAACAGCTGTTTTGCGCTTCGGCTTTTCCTGCTCTTGATGATCGGCTGCTTCCAGATTTGCTGTTTCCAGCTCGACTGTTCCCAGCTCTTCGACGTCGCCATCCTTGCGAGGAACCGCGAACTTGCGGTAGAGGTCTGCGAGAGCGCTTGCTCCCGAAGACACGTAGACTGTGCCCTCCTCGAAAGTGGGGTGCTTGGAAGTTGCCTGGAGAGCGATGCTTTTCTTTCCCATAGAAAAAATCCCGGCCCCTTTCAGGGCCGGGTTCCGGTTCAGACCGTGTACTTGATGCCCGTGAGATACTGAGCTGCCGCAGACCGGCGCTTCGCCCAGTGGATGTACCGCTCGGCGCGGATCGCGATCGAGTTCGTCTGGAACATGCTGACCACCGCGCTTTCCACGCTGGTCTGCGGCGAACCCGAACCTGCCGAGTACATCGACGGAGCCGTGTCCATCTCGAGGGATGCCTCACGGCTGATGTCGATCGACACGCCACCGTCATCCGCAAGCCAGACGTCCGAGGCGTTCACCAGGATCAGGATATCCCGGGCAATCGTCGGCGAACCAGCTGCCACGTCGGGGACGTGCTCCGACACGATCACTGGCAAGCCGATGAATCGGCCACCCGTCATCGAGATTTCGGGGAACTCTTGCTGACCGAGCGCGTTCCGCATCAGCGAAAGCGTCAGAGCCAGAGTCGCAGGCATGATCCACACGCCGGTGCTGAGGGAGATGTTGGCGCTGATGAAGTTCGTCATCAGAGCTTTCACGTCCGTCCGCACTGCGTCTGCGTCGGTGCCTCCCGTCGAGGAAACCGGCGAAGCGGTGTTCGTGATCGACGCCGGCGAAACGCCCGACACAGCCGCCTTCGTCGGGGAAACGAAGTCGATGTCCATGCGCTCGATCAGCGCCGCTGCGAGCGAATCCCGCACCAGAGCTTCTGCCGACGGGTTCGAGAAGCGGAGCAGCTCTTCCGTGATCACCGCGATGTTCGCCACCTTGGTGTACGGGAACGTGGTCCGCTCGTAGCCGAACTTCGTCAGCGGCTTGGCAGCGCCTTCACCGACCCAGTAGCCCGACCCGCCGACCGTTTGGCCAGGAATCGTGACGTTGAATGGCACCGACCGCAGGGCAGGAATCCCGTTCTGGCCGAACTTGCCGACGATCGTCGCTGGGCGGAGGTACTCCACGAAATCGCCGACGAACTGGTTGTCCGCCTGCGCCAGGGGAGCTGCCCACGTGACATGCTGGGCGGTGCCTGCGGCGACCTGCGCCTTGATGTAGTTCTGGATCCGGTGCTCTTCCGGATACACGTTCTTGGCGATCTCGTGCGCCTGCATCAGGTTCCCCTTCGCAGCCGCCAGACACATGGCGTAGCGAGCGAACTCGATGCCAGGCGGGAGGTTGCGGCGAACCGTGATCGGGGCAGCGGTCGGAACCACTCGGCCATTGCCGTCTTCCGCGCGAGCGATGACTGGCGTGGCCTTCGTGGCTTGGAACCGCTCGAGGCTGCGAAGTCGCACCAGGTGGGCATCCACCTCCTTGACTTCGGATTCGAGGGTATCGTACTCCTCGGTTTCCTCTGCGTCCAGGGTCCTGCCCTCTTCTGCCGCTTTGGCCATGAGGGCTTCCATTCGCTCCGAGGAAGCCAGGCGCTTCGCTTCGAAAGCTGCAATCTGATCTGCGATCTTCATGTCTTTCTCCGTAACTTTGGGTTTGATTGCCGAAGCGCCGGCTAGGTGAACGACTCGCTTGCGCACCAGACCAGACGCGGCCAGCGCTTGCTCGTCGAAGTTCTTGATGGATTGGATCGTTGCCTCCGCATTCGCGGGGATGGTGACTGCTGACAGCTCGTGCCAGGCCCACTTCAGAAAGTGGATGCCACCTTTCGAATTCTCGATGAAGTTGTACTCGAGGGCTTGAAACCCGATCGACAGGCCTTTCACCAGGCCAGACTTCAGGCTCTGCCAAGCTTCGTCGAGCCTGTCCTTCAGCTTGCCAGGTTCGTCGATCTTCACCAGCCTGGCTTTCACCTCGATGCCCTCGCTGGTGACCTTTGCAGAGTACACCTCGCCGATGGGTTCTGCCGATCGATGCTGCCACAGCAGCGGAATCGGCAGCTTGAACTGGGCGCCCTTCGGCTCTACCACGTCCCCCATGCGATCGGTGGTCGGGGTGGTGGCAATCCCGGTGAGTTCCCGCTTGTCGGCATCGAAAGACTTGACTGACAGGATGCTGTAGGCACGCTGAATCTTTTTCATGTCATCTGCCTCCTAGGAAGAATGCCTGATACTTGGGCTTGACTGGTGCTTCTTTCGACATCAGGCCGACTGCCATGGCCAGGGTTACTGCCCCGTCGATTCTGACTGCCCCCTCAGGGGTTTTTGACTTGTCGATTTTCACGTTACCTGCCGGATCCCTGACTACCCTGGCATTGGCGATGCAGGATCTCAGAACTGGGTGGCCCCCGTGGAACAGCTTTCCCGCCAAGGCCAGTTCCTGCGTTTTCTCGATTGCTGGACTCATGTCCTTGAACCCCTGTCCCCACGGAATCAGCGGGAGATCCAGATCCAGCTCCTTCAGCTCAAGCTTCAGGTCCTCTATGCGCCAGCGATCGTACGCTATACCTTGGACGTCGTAAAGGGAACATATTTCGCCCAGTCTCATGGCGACGTGGCTGTATCGGATCACTGGCCCCGGGATGGCCTCGAGGTACCCCTGCCGGATCCACAGCCGGAAAAGGTCCTCTTCCGCAGGTCTTCGACCCTCAAGCGCACCTTCTGGGGTCCAGAAGTACTGGAGGATCCCGTAGGTCTGGTCTGTCCCGCCCGAGGGGAACACCAGGGTGAATGAGGTGAGGTCCAGCCTGCCGGACAGGTCTAGCCCCCCATACGCAATCGCCCCCCGCCGGATAAGGGGAGCCGCATCCCCCGAGTTCCACACCGAGGCGGTGAGCATTACGTCGTTCGAGGAAGCGTAGACTCGCTGGTTCAACCTGAGATTGCGGAACCCTGGCTCTTCTGACGGGATCCGCTTGGCGCGCTTCGCCTTGCTCATGAGGTCCTCGATGTCGAGGAACTTGCCCCACGCAGGGTTGCAGGCCTTTAAGGTCTCCTCGGAGAAGGGGTCAGCGTCAGAAGGAGCGCAGATCAGCTGCACGTAGACAGTAGGATCGACGCCACTCAAGCCATCATCGATGAGGACTGACAGGGGGTGCTCATCGTTGGGAGCTTGGGTTGAAAGCACCACGCCGAGCGACTCGTTGCGCTTCGACATGCCCTGCATGAGGTTGTCAAGCAGCCTGCGGTCCTTCGCCTGAGCTAGCTCGTCGTACACCCAGAAGCTGGGGGCTCGACCGTGAGCACCTCGAGCATCACTCGACAAGCTCTCGAACTTGGAACCCTTCGCAGGGCCTACCAGCACCTCTATCCGCTTGGTGAAGCGCTGGATGTTGGTGATGATGGCGAACTCGGGAACCTCGAGGATGATAGCTTCCATCTCCGAGAACATGATGCCTGCTTGCTCGCGGTCGATTGCCGCAGAGTACACCTCACCTCGAGGTTCTGACTCTGGGCCGAACAGGTGACACAGGCACAGGCCTGCGGTCATGCCCGTCTTGCCGTTGCCCTTGGGTTCGCTTTGAATCGCCAGCTTGATCAGCCTGAGCCCGTTTTTCTGGGTCGGGCCGTACACATTCTCGATGAAGGTTTTCTGCTCTGGCAGCAGCTTCATCTTCTTGCCCTGGAGTTTTCCCTTCGTTACTGGTAGCCACTCCAGGAAAGCGATTACGCGCTGCGCCCTTGATAGCTTAGCAGAAAGCCACGGGAATTTCCTAAGCCTTTTAGATGGCTCAATGCTCGAAGCTTTCTTTTGGCGGCCAGCACCGGGCCCGCGCAATCCCATCTTCCAATCCTACTTACAGAAACGGTTTACACCGGAGGAAAAGTTGCTTGCTGCTTCAGCCCTTGCAAACTCCTTCTGCAGA